GTGTGCGGATTGACTCCCGTGTACTTGCGCCATTTCCAGAAGCTTCTAGCGCTTGCAATCTTGTGATTAAAGATGACATAACTAATGCGTTTATCTGACTTGGCTGCAATTCGTATCTGATCGGCAATGTAAGCAGCCGTAGAGGCTTGTCCATTGAAATCAGCATCGAGATCGATAGCGCGGACAATCCCTGTATCAGGGTCAGGGTTATGATCGCTCTTTCGGGTTGAGTGCTTTGCATCTCCGATCGTGCCGTCACTTTTACGGTCTCTGTCAGGATAAGCATCGTCTGCCTGTTCTCTTAACTGAATAACCGATTTAGATAATTTTGGCTTCATCCAAGTAGGAGGCGAGCCTCATCCTCAGTAATGCCCAGCTTCTGCAATAAAGCAGCCTTTTCAGCAACCTTTGTTGCTTCTTCTTGTGCTTTAGCCTGGTAAGCCAACTGATCGGCTTCATGTTGTTTAATTTCAGTTGCGTTCATATCGCGTTCAACAATTTCGCCTGTTTCAACATTGTGGATTTTGATTGTTGGTTTTGTCATTATTTCACCCCGTAAAGTATGTAAGTACCGCTGGTAAATCCTGAACCTTCTGCCAATAAACCAAGCGAGGTAATTGCACCTGTTTGGTTGTAACCTTGCATGTTCCAATACGCGTTTGCCGTTGTTGATGATGTGCCACTATTTACCATTGAAAAAATAAATGCACTTTTCCATGTCGTTGTGTTTGCATAATCTGGTATGTCGATCACCGCTGTACCTTCGGCTGAGGAATTGTCTGCACTGTAAGAAATCGGGCTAAAAGTTGCATCAAATGCCCGCGTTGAGACACCTGTTGAGCTACTGTCGGCCAAATGTCTATTTGCGGTTGAATCATTGTTAAATCTCATTCTCATGTTGCAGTTATCAGTGATCGGCTTGAAATTTCGCACGACTAATCTTAAACTGTTATAAGTTGTCGGGATTGAACTGATTAATACTAAAGTGCTGCTTAATGTGCCACTTGCAATTTCTGTCATTCCACCAGCTGCGGGTGCTGCCCATACTGGAACGCCACCACTTACTGTAAGCACATTTCCTGTGCTGCCAATTCCCAAACGCGTGTTTGTGTTAGCAGTTGCCGAACGATATTCAAGATCACCAAGTGTCGTTGATGGATTGAGTGCCTTGGTAGTCGTATCTACAGATGAACCAAGTGTGCGGATAGCCGCTGCGCCATCTTTAACCAATGCTGTGTCATCTGGCGTAGTCCAGCCATAGTTAGTAGTCGTTGCCATTTGTCTCCTTGATTAGGCTACTATTGTAGCGTTATTCCAGTCCAAAGTAGGACTTATCGTGTTCCATGATTCGGTAATTGGTACAGAATTCCATCTGAACGCCTGAAGGCTAAAAGCCACAGGTGAAACGATGACTGTTAGATCTAAGGCATTAAATCGGCTAGTCCAAGTCCAACCCTCGACAAAACCCTGGTATCGGCCTCCTGCTATGTTTAACGGCAAATCCTCAATGTCTAAAGGTAAGCCCATAAATATATTAAGAGCCTGATCTCTAGAAGCATCTGGAATGTTTGGGTTCGTCAACGGAAAAGTAATTGACTTAAATTGGTCTTGAGGATACGCCCTAATATCTAAATAGAATTCAGCTTGAGATTCTGCATCTGCTTGGTTTTCAATGCTTGTCAAAATGTTTTCAGCTTGGTAGCCATAAGTAGCGATTGAGGCTGCATCGGAGGCTGTTTCTTGTGCATCGTTCTTGTAAGTAATAGTAACCTCATTGCGTAGATCACCTAAGCGCCTTGATGTAGCAATTCCAGCGGCATAAGCCCAACCGCCATCAACAAAGGCATAACCATTATCAGCAAGATATTGGCTGCGATGTGTGCTGTCTGCATACCCGATTCTGCCTGAAGAATCCTCATAAATGTAACCGAGACCTGATCGAGCTAAAGCAGCGACTAGGCTATAAACATCTATAGTCTCTGCTGAACGAGCCGTAAGCTCATAATCGCCAGGACGATCGATTTCGCCCAGTCCTGCGTTTTCAGCATCCTCCCAGGTTGTTGTTGCATCATAATTAACCCACTCTAAAGCTGCGGGTACTGCGTTCCAATTAGAAAAGAGTACCTGAGATAAAATTTCATAAATCTGGTCACCATCGAAATCTTTAGACAGAACGCCTTGAGTTAGCGTTTTAGGCAATTTTGACAAAGCTCCTAGAGCTGTGACTGTAATTGCCTGAGTAATGGCTGGCTCGCCTGTCTGTACTGTTACATCAATATCCGTGACATCTCCACCAAACAAAGGCACATAAACGCCAGATGAGTTTTTAACCTTTATTACTACTGAATCATTGACATCAAATCCTGTTGCAGATTGATTTAGGTTAAGAATAGTAAAACGGCAATATCCTGCAATAGGCTGGGAATATATGTCTGAGCGACCTGAAGTAATGGTGAGGTTTGATATGACTAGGTTAGTAATGTCTCCTAGCCCATTGACCTCAACTGCCCAATCTGGAGTCCAGGCTGTCATACTGCTACTAACGCTCCAGCACCAAGAGATCCACGATATGAGGATTGGTTAAGTACTTCGACAATTTGACGAGCTGCTGACTCTGAATCGATAGCGCCATTAACGGTGATGTTATTAGTAACACTTGATCCACCGGCCATCAAACCCTTTGAATTTGGAATAATTGGTGGTAAGGCAAATTTACTTGCAGGAGCTGGAGCAGGCGCTGCCGAAGTTGTACTAGATCCTCCGCCAAAACCTAAATATCCTGCAACCTTTTGACCAGCTTGAAAGAGTTTTTCAAATAAACTAATTAGTTTCGCCACGGCATCAATCGTAGTTCCAATTACTGTTCCAATTACTTCAAACGCAACTTTGAACGCGCCACCAAGAAACGGAGCTAAAACATTCTTAGTAAATGCCCATAAAGCCCTAAACTCTTTTTCGTTATCCTTAACAGCATTTTTAACCTTATTAAACACAGATTGAACGCCCTCAAGAACAGGGATAAAGATAACTTTAGCCACATCAATAATTTGTTGAAAGGCATTTTTTAATCCGCTACCGCCTGTAAATCCATCAATAAATGACTGAACGGCTGGAACGATATAGGTAACAATGTTTTCCACTAAAGGAGTTACCGCATCCAGGATAAAGGATCCGACTGTTTCCTTTGCTTCATTAAATGCAACAGATAAGCGAGCCATCTTGCCCTGGAAGGTGTCTGCTTGAATTGTTGCCTGGCCTTCAAAGGTTGAAGCTAGTTTGGCCGTTATTTGGTCAAATGAAAGTGTGGCAAGTTCAGCCTTAGTGATACCTACGCCAAGCCGTGAAAGGCCTGCTAGGTTCCCTTCCTGGGCTTTGGAAAGGCTTTCTGTCACCGCCTGGAGACTTTTACCTGTGCCCGCTGCAATATTTATTGCGATCGACTGTAACTGCTGAGCCTTTGTAACATCGCCAGTAGCTCGAGTCAATCGATCTAGCGATGGACGAAGTTCATCATCTGTAATACCGAATAACAAAGATTGTTTTAGAATGTAATCTTCTGTGGCCTTGATCTGGTCATCTGTAGCACCAGTCACATTTTTTAATGTAGTTGCTAGTTTAGCCTGGGCTGCTTCATCTTCAATAGCAGCTTTAACTCCATCGATCGCTAACTTTCCAGCGTATGCCGCTGCTGCTACGCCTGCTGCTAAAAAGGCTGCGCCTGCGACTTTGCCAAACTTAGTAACCTTGTCACCAAAGCCAGTTACATCATTATCGGCCTTGTTAATATTCTTTGTGAAGTCATTGATATCCGCAAGGAGTTTGAGCGTTAAGGCTCTACTATCTCTAGCCATTATGTCCACTCCTTCAAAATCTTATCAAACGATTTAGTCCACTCAGCTACAATGTAAGGCTGGATTCTGCGTAGTGTTGGATAGATAAAGTAACCTTTAGATCCACGACCTTCACGACCTGACCAAACTGGAAACTGCTTAAACTTGTTAGATCCAAATTCTGAACCACCCCAAAGTTGTTTAGTGGTTGCACCACCTGAAAACTTCTGAGCTGCAAAGCCGTAAGTAATCTCACCTATTCGAGATGATTTCTTAACTTTGGAACCTTCTGCGATGCGACTGGCAACTGCTCGAGACTGTAATCCCGATGCAGCACCAATCACCTCTTTGCGAGCATATTCTGCTAGAGCACCAGACTGGCGCTTGGCTTCATCTACTGCCTGCTCGTCCATATTCTTGAGCGCCTTAAAGACTGCACGAAGTTGGGTTTTATCGAGAGCCGTTTGTTCAGCCACGATTATTCCTTTCCTCTAAAATCTCTATTGCGGTTAAAATATCTTCTGCTGTTTGCCATTCTGACATAGGGATCTGTGTCGCTATTGCCAGATCAACTAAGAGTCGGCTTACGCTTCCTCTTGGATGGCTTTTGGGTCATCGCTTCCCACCTCGACATCTGCCACCGTCTCCATCCAAGTCTCTAATGGCTTAACGGGCTTTCCGCCTGCATCTCGCTTCATTGCTGAATGAGCTACAAACAAAATATCCCACATACCACCAAAGTTAGAAATGACCTTTTTAGTGGCCATTTCCCACTTGGCATAATCTGGTGGTCTGACTTGATAAGTATCTTCAGACCCATCGTTATATTTAATTGTTATTTGCTGTTGCATTGTTTGCTCCCGTTTCTAGTTTTTAACTAAATGTTTCTGTAACTTCGCCCTTTGATACCTTGAATGTAAAGTCTACAGTCTGAGCATCTGTTCCAGCGCCACCAGCTGTTGGAAACTCTGGCTTAATTGGGAATACAAACTGCGCGCCTGTTGCGGCTGTTAGTGTAATGCTGATGTCTGTGTCTGGCGCTGTCTCTGCTGCCGTCCATAGAGCTTCGCATACTGAGTTAGCCTTACCCCAGTCTGCAAGCATTGATAGAGCGAACTCACCCTCGATATTTACGGTTTTGTACGCTTCGCCATCGAGTGTCTGGTATGTCTCACGGACATTAGTCTTTGTTAGTACTGCGCTTGTTGCTTGTGCTTCGATATCTGTTCCACCTGTGAAAGATAGAGAAACATCGCGCCCTGTAATTACTACGGTTGCCATTATTTATCCTTTAGTTTGTTTGTGTATAGTAGGTAGAAACTCTGATATCGGAGACCAACACATTAGAAGGGCCGACTTGAGTTACTGTTGGTTTTTCAACCGCTCCGACTGTGTACCCTGCTGGGATCACCTTCAGAACACTTATGACGAGCTGCTCGAGATTGTCGAGCGATGCAGGGTTGCTGTTATAAGCAACGGCTACAGATATAACTAAATTGATCTTAATGTGGAGCGTAGACTTGTTAATAGTCTCGAGCTCTAAATATGGTGAATCTGGAACAGTCACTACAAAAGGAACCATAGGAGCCTCTGGCACATAGGCATAGACATTGCCTGCAACGCTTGCAAAGGCTGTTGCTAAAGGCTGGCGTACTGTGTCAAGAATTGTTGATGCTGGCATTACTGCACCATTGAATCGGTATCG